CAGCAAGCTGACAAAGACAATCGTGAACGTGTCAGAGAGGCTCATTTGTTTCTGGATAAACGAGATGGTCAATGGGAACCGGAATTCTGGAGCAGCAACGACGATAAGCCTCGTTATACTTTCGACATGGTCAATCCTATTGTTGACCAGGTAGCTTCTGAGATTGAGCAGAACGACTATGATATTCGGGTATCTCCGGCTGGAGGTGACGCAACTAAAAACTTGGCTATGTCGTTTGATGGAATGATCCGTAACATCGAGCAGATGTCTAATGCGAAGACTGTCTATTCGCAGGCGGCAAGAAACATGGTGATCGGAGGCATGGACGGCTGGCGCGTCATTCAAAAGTTTGTGGACGATAACAGCTTTGATCAAGACTTATCGATTGAGCATATTGGTAACTTTGTTGATCGAGTATGGTTTGACCCGGCGGCTGAGGCCCAAGACAAGTCAGACAGCCGTTATGCCTTTGTATTGCACCCAATGGCTGTCGATGAATATAAGTCCAGGTTCCCAGAGGGCTCTGGCGAAAGCGTAAGTGATGACAGGGAGGGCGATGCGTACTATGACAAAGCTGAAGTAGTCGTGGTCGGAGAGTTCTTGTACTTGGAGTCAAAGGACCGTGATCTGGTGATGATGTCAAATGGTCAGGTCCATGAGGTAAATGACGCTTATGAAAAGGTTGTCGATGATCTGAAATTAATCGGCGTTACTGAGGTTAAGCGGAGAACACGCAAGAAGCATTATGTATGCTCACGGTTTTTTGACGCAAAGGACTTCTTAGAGGATAAGCGGGAGACTGTGTTCTGTCGCATCCCGGTAGTGCCAGCTTACGCTAATTTTAAGATATCTGAGAATAAAACAATTTATTGGGGTGTAGTTGAAAAGCTGCTAGACCCGCAGCGAGTAATGAACTACAGCGTGTCTCGTGAGATTGAGGAAGGAGCTTTAGCGCCTCGTGCGAAATATTGGATGACAACTGCTCAGGCATCTGGTCATGAAAAGAAGTTACAGACACTGAACACTAATGCTGATCCTGTACAGTTTTATAACGTAGACCCTGAATCACCTGCCGTTCCCATGCAACAGGGTGGAGCGCAAATTAATCCTGGCTTGAGTCGAATATCAGAATCAATGCGGCTGATCATAGGCCAGACTTCCGGTATGTTCGCAGCGAATATGGGAGACAACCCAGGCTTACAGTCTGGTGTAGCCATCAAGCAACTACAGGACCGAGGAAGCAATAGCACATTCAAGTACAGCCGAAGCATAGAGATTGCTGTAGCGGCTACAGGCAGACTCTTAAAAGACGCTATCCCAATGGTGTATGACACACAACGGCAGGTGAGAATACTCCGAGAGGATGAGTCTTATGACATGGTTCCAATCAATCAACAAGTTATTAACAATGAAACAGGTGAGATTGAAACTGTTAATGATTTACAGGTTGGGACTTACGATGTTATCTGTCGCGCTGGTCCTAGCTTCCGTAATCGGCAGCAGGAGACTATAGAGGCCATAACAACATTGGCGCAGACCGATCCTAGTCTAATGCAGATTGCTGGTGACTTGTTGCTTCAGAATATTTCTACACCTGCAGCATCCCAGATTGCCGAGCGCAAGCGCATTCAGATGATTGATGCTGGCCTTATCCCACAGTCTCAGATGACTGATGAGGAGCTGGAAGAGATGGCTGCTAAGATGCAGGCTCAAGGTCAAGGACAGGCTCCTGATCCCGCTATGGTGCTCGCACAGGCAGAGCAGATGAAGGCCGAAGCTGACCTGATGAAAGTACAGGTCGATGCTCAAAAGGTTCAGAATGATACATTGAGGATACAATTAGATGCTCAAAATAATCAAAATGAGATTGTGGCGCAGCAGGCCAAGACCCAGGTGGATGTATTTAATGCCCAAACCAATCGCATTAAAGCTCAGGTAGATGCAGAAAAAGCTGGGGCGGTTATAGATCACACCAACATCAAGGCATTTGGTGATCAGCTAGACAACCAAGAGCAGATGACCGACATGATGGATGAGCAGGAGCGCAAGGCTAGGATCGCTATGATGTCTGATGTGGACCTTATTAGGATGGCTAACGGTGGCTAATCCATTAACTGGAATTCTTAGTGATGCAGGCTCATTCCTTTGTCATTTAATTAATACACTTAAGCAGGAGACTCTATGCAATATGATGATCTAGCGAAACTCGTACTCAGAAGACGAGGCAGCATGGGCATCAGGGCAGCAGCAAATGAAATCGGAATTAGCCCTACAACGCTTTCTAGAATTGAGCGCGGACATATCCCAGACAGGAAGACTCTGGACACCATATGTGAATGGCTTGGAGAAAAGCCGGCAAAATTCACGGGTATAGGCGAGTTGCAAATCGCCTTTAAAGCGAAAACAGCAATCTCTCCGCAAACGTCTCAGTCGCTAGCGAATCTTATAGAGCTGGCGCGAGATCAATTTAGTAACATTGAACCAGAAGGACACCGTTAGTAGTGAAACGCGGATTTAAGTCCCAGTGTGAAAAACGAGCAATTGAGCTCCGCAAGCAATTGGGACTTGAATCCACATCTCCCCTTTATCCATTTAGGCGGTAATTATGGCTAAGACAGACCAAGAGTTAGCTCAGGAGGAAATGGCAAGCCGCCAGTATATGTATGGCGGTACGGGTCCGTTTTCGCAGTTTATTTCAGGCGAGCGCAGAGAGATATTGAGTCCTGAGTCAACGCAAGTTCTTGGTTTTGCTTCTGGTCCTTCTGGTGTTGAATACATCACCGAAACAATCCCTGCTCAGTATGGTCCTGCCGAATACGATCCTAGCTATTCTCCGGTCCGTAGGGGGCTTTCCGCGTTGGGCGATATGCTTGGCGAGGCTCCATCATTCCTTGGTTTCAGAGGCCCAGATGAGCAGGCAGAGGCAATACAAGGTGTAGGCTCTAGCCTCCGAGATGCTTTGTTTGGCACTTCTGAGTATATGTCTGAGCAGGCAAGGGCCGCAGCATCAGGCGGTGAATACTTCGATCCAGAAACAGGCAGGACTGTAGCGTTTGATCCTACGATAGTTATGGGAGGAGGTTCTAGCGGTGGAGGCCCAGCTTTGGCCTCTGGGTTTAGAAGATCAGGCAATGAAATTGGAGATACGCTTTTATACTCAGGCGGCGGCAGGCAAGGCACAGCAATAGCTGCAGGCTCGGCGTTGCGTAATGAATTGGAGAAAAACTTTAGAGCTAATCAGTTTCCTACAACTTTTGATCAAAGAGTGCTTGACGCATACTCATCGGAAAATTTAGACCCAAGAATATTTAAAACTGGAGCCGGAGGAACGCCTAGAGTAAACCCACAAGTAATTGAGCAAAACATTGCAACTGATATTCAATATGGTGACAACAGGATTCAGGAGGTTCCTTTTGTAAATCTTGAAGATTATGAAGGCTATGGATTTATGTCACCTATGGCTGACACTTCTGGTGCTGGAGATGTTATCCAAACTATAAATGGAGTGCCGGTAAACGTGTCAAGAAGAGGTGGCATTGACTTTATGCTTGATCCAGAGTCTGGCGATCTAGTCTGGGCTTCAGATGAAAATGTAATTAAAGGGAAAAGATCGGTTCCAAGTGAAGGAACCTTTATGGGAATTGCTAATGCTTTGAAAGAAAAAACAGGAAAAGACCCTTTATTTGCAGGGCATAGTATGACACCAACAGGTGTAGATTACTCGCAAGTTTCTGAAGTTATGTTGAATTATGCAAAAAATAATATGGACGGCAAAACCATAAATGAACTGAATAAAGACATTAAAAGGATATTTCCAGATTGGCGTGGATTAAACACGGAAGGAGCAATATCTGATTTAAATAGAGTTTCTGGCAATTTTCGCAAAAAAGTAATTCAATTACTTGACAAAGAATACACAGACAAAGGATCAATTAATGCAGGTCAAGCAAGGCTATCCTTAATTGATGAGAAACAAAGAATACTTAGACCTGGAACGGTGCTAAACCTAGGAATTGTTGATACGTCAAGAGCACCAATAGTGGGCAACCCACATCCTATATACAATACTGGAATGTATGGCGAGGGACTTGGACGGGTATCAGTGCCTTTTTCAGTTTATGAGCTTAATCCGCAGGCAGCGTATCTTAGCGGTATACGCCCAGATCAATTAATGAATCCTCCACGGCAAACAGGTAGACAGGGTGGCTTGAGGTCGCTTGAAGGTTCTCCATTAACAGGGGTAATAACCGAGGACGTTTTAAGAGGCATGGAGGCTCGCAGGGCGCAATAATTGCTTGCAAAACCACAATATGTGGTATAATTATAACACAGCGAACTCCACGCTTTTATTGGAGGCATGGAACGTCACCATTTATTTGACGGCATTTATGAAGGTAACAAGATGGAACAGGAAGATATTGTCGATGAGGCTGAAATAGAGCTCGAAGACGTAGAAACCGAAGGTCAAGAAATTGACTCCGACTCATCACCGGATACTGAGGAGGCTCAGGAGAAACAAACCAAGCCTGATTGGCAGAAGGTACGGGCCAGATTTGACCCGGTACAGCAAGAGGCATATGACAGAGGTGTAGCTGAAAAAGTCAAGAAGCTCAGGGAAAAAGAGCTTGAGGCTGAACAGTTAAAGCAACGTCTAGAGTCGCTTGAAAGACAGATGCCAAAACAGGAAAGGCCAAATGTGCCGAAAGAGCCGGACCCTTATGCCCTGAGTGATCAGGAGTATCAGCAACAGCTCAGAATGCGCGATGAGGCCATAGCTAGACAAGCTGCATTTGACGCACAACAACGCTTCCAACAACAGGAAGTACAGCGTTTGCAGAATGAACAGCTATACAAAGAGCAGGAGGCTTTGAATGAGAAGGTTACTACCTACTCGCAGCGAGCTGTCCAGCTTGGTATATCTAACGAGGAACTACAAGCCGCAGGTAATCAAGTTGCGGCATTTGGAATGTCAGACGATGTAGTCAACTATATTTTAGATGACGAACTAGGTCCGGCTATAACAAAGTACCTCAGTCAGAACGTAACCGAGCTAGACACCATCCGGTCTATGAGTCCGGCGCAAGCTGCTGTAAGGATAGCAACTCATGTACGCGAGAAGGCTGCTGCATTGAAACCTAAAGTAAATGCCGCTCCTGACCCGGTAGAACAGCCAGCGAAAGCTGGTGTAGCGCCTAAAGCGCGAGGACCGAAGGGGGCAATTTTTGAATGAATAAGGTGATCCAATCATGGCTAATAATCTTAGTAGTAACGTCACACGGAAAGTTGCTCGTGTATTTTTAGATGCTTTTGAGGCTTCTCGTGTAGTAACAAAAACTGTCAACACTCAACTGTTGTCAGGCAAATTCAATCCTTCTAGCGGTTCAAATGTAGACTTTAAGCGTCCGCATGACTACAACACAATCCGCACTTCTGGCGGTGATATCAGTGCTTCTACTAAGTCTGACATCATTGCTGGTAAAGCAACTGGTACAGTTCAAAACTATTTCACAGCCGCCACTGAGTGGGGCAACGTGCAAGAGGCTCTTGAGCTAGACCAACTAGATCAAATCCTTGAGCCAATGGCTCGCAGAATCGTAACTGACCTTGAGCTAGACCTCGGCGCGTTCATGCGTAAAAACGCAGCGTTGAGCTACGGTGATCGCGGTACAGTTGTTGACGCTTGGTCAGACGTAGCTGGTGCTGGTGCGTTGATGGACTCTGTTGGTGTGCCAATGTCAGACGAGAAATACTATCTGATGAACCCATTCACAACCACTGCGCTGTCATCAGCTCAGAACGGTTTGAATGCGGCTGACGGCCTTGTTCGTACAGCTTGGGAGAAAGCGCAAATCAGCCAGAACTTTGGCGGCTTGATGGCACTAACTTCTAACGCTCTGAGCAGCTATACGTCTGGTTCTACCACTGATCGTGCAGGAGCACTGAATGGCGCTCCTGACGCAACTTACGTCACAGCCAAGGACACCATGCAGCAGACTTTGGTTCTTGATGGTCTGGGTACTGGCACTATCAAAGCTGGAGACCAAGTAACTATTGCAGGCGTTAATCGTTTAAATGTTGCTACTCGTGAGCTTATCCTTGATAGCGCAGGTGCTGCTGTTCCGTGGACAGGCACAGTCCTTGAGGATGTGACTATCGCTGCTAACGCTGCGACTATTACAGTCTCTGGCGCTGCTATCTACGAAGCTAACGGTCAGTACAACAACGTAGACGCGGCTCCTGCTGACGGCGCGGTTGTGACTATCGTTGGTGCTGCGTCAACTGTCTATCAGCCTAATATGTTCTTCACCAAGCAAGCGTTTGGTCTTGGAACTGTTAAGTTACCTAAGCTCTACTCAACTGACACGATTGCAACTACCAGCGATGGTATGAGCATCCGTGTGTCTAAGTACGCAGACGGTGACGCTAATACGCAGAAGATTCGTTTTGACCTTCTTCCGGCGTATGCTTGCTTTAATCCGCTATTTGCGGGTCAAGGCTTCGGCAAGTAACCTTGTGTGATTCTGGGAGCTTCGGCTCCTAGTTTTTTATATGGCTACTCCGAGAAAAGGTAAAGCGAAAGTAAAGGTCACCGCTAGCGGCAAGAAAGTCTCCTACGGGCAGGCTGGAAAAGCCAAAGGCGGTGGTTCTCGTGTGAAGCCTGGAACAAAGAAGGGTGATTCTTACTGCGCTAGGTCTTTGGGTATTAAGAAGAGGTTATCTAAGAGACAACAAAACGATCCCAACACGCCTAATAACTTGAGTCGCAAGCGATGGAAGTGCAAAGGCGCAAAGAGTGCTACTTATGAGTGAAGGTCTATACGCTAACATCCACAAAAAACGTAAGCGAATTAAGCGTCAGAAAGCTGCTGGGAGAACGCCAGAGCGGATGCGAAAGGTAGGGTCTAAAGGCGCACCAACAGCAAAAGCCTTTAAGAATTCAGCAAAGACAGCAACATTTGAGTGAGGTGAATTATGCCAATGGTTGACGGAAAGAAATATCC